TTATGGCTGTGAGAGCATCTACTGAGTATTCATTAATTAACATGAATATAGCTTAACTAGGAGTATATTATGGCTGATGCAGTTACATCACAAACTATACTAGATGATGGCGGTAAAAATCTTATAATGAAGTTCACCAATGTTAGCGATGGCTCTGGAGAAAGTGCTGTCGCTAAGATTGATGTTTCAGCATTAGTATCAAGTGCTATTACAGGTCAAGCTTGTAATAGAGTTGTTTTAAATAAGATATGGTTCAGTAATGTAGGAATGGGATTTCAATTACTTTGGAATGCAAGTACAAATGTTTTTATTATGCAAGCACCTAAAGATTGGACTGATACTTGGGATTTTACAGATAGCAGCCAAGTTTTGCCCGGAATACCTAACAATGCAGGATCAGGAGTTAATGGCGATCTATTGCTAACTACTAATGATCATACGGATGGTGATACTTATAGTGTTCTTATTTGGGCAAGCAAAGGCTACTCTAATCCTAGCTAATGGACGATCAATATCCATCTGGTAGATTTGGTGGAGACATGGACAGAAATGAGGTCGAAATGGATCTCAATAAGTTTATGGCTATGGTGGAAGAAATTGGTTCTCTTAAAGATAAGATAAGAACATTAGAAGATGTTAAAAACAATAATCCATATCAAAAGGTTATATTTATAGCACAGGCTATTGATTCATGGAGAATCTTTCCAAGAGCATTTCTTTCGGTTTATATGTATTTACTCTACTACACGACCTTTTGGTTTATGAGTTTACCAGAACCTAGTTTTGAACAGTCTGGTTTAATATCTATAGTAGTGGGTGCAGGAGCAGCATGGTTTGGACTCTATGCAGGAACAAGTGGATCATCTAAAAGTTTTAAAGGAGAGAAATAGTGCCTTTAAAAAAGAAAAGAAACTATAGAAAAGAATATGATAACTACCAAAGTAAGTCTAAACAAAAAAAGAATAGAGCATCTAGAAATGCAAGCAGAACAATTCTTAAAAAGAAAAGAAAGGTACGAAAAGGTGATGGGAAAGATGTTCATCATAAAGATGGCAATCCAAAAAATAAAAAAAGAAGTAATTTAAAAGTTACATCTAAATCTAAAAATAGATCTTTTAAAAGAACTAAGACTGCTAGAAAAAAAAGGTAATATAAAATGTATGAGTATAGTTGTAAAGTTAAAAGAGTCGTTGATGGCGATACTGTCGATGTCGTTATTGATCTCGGTTTTGACATTCATTTTGCCACTCGCGTTCGCCTTTATGGTATGGACACGCCTGAGAGCAGAACCCGAAACAAAGATGAGAAAGTTAGGGGAATAATGAGCAAGCATTTCTTAGAAGAATGGATGGAAAAGGATGATGTTATCATTAGGACTCGTAGAGATAAAAAAGGTAAGTTTGGTCGCGTCTTAGGGGAGATGATTGTTCGTGGTGAAAATGTTAATAAGTTAATGATTAAAGAATGTTACGCGGTTGAATACTATGGTCAAAGTAAAGATGACATTGAAAAGCAACATATGTTGAATCGTCAAGTATTAATAGAAAAGAGACTTTTTGATCCAGATAAACTATTATTATAATATAAATGGGAGAATAAAATGCCAAAAGTTGGAAAAAAACATTTTGCATATACGAAGGCAGGCAAAAAGAAAGCTAAAAAATATGCTAAGAAAACAGGAAAGAAGATGTCTTATAATATGGGTGGAAGAGTAAGACAACAAATGCCAGTAATAGCAAATAAAGCTGTTGCAGGTGGTCAAGGAGCGATTCCTAGAAGTGTTAATACTTTTAGTGAAGGTGGTAAAGTGGAGATATATCAAGAACAAGTAAGGCGCAAATTTCATGGTAAATAGTTATGACTACAGCTACCACAAACAACTTCAATCTAGATATAGCTGAAGCTGCAGAAGAGGCTTTTGAATTAGCTGGTCTTGAAATGAGAACCGGCTATGACTTACGTACTGCAAGAAGAAGTATAAATCTAATGATGCTTGAATGGGCTAATAGAGGATTAAATCTTTGGCAAGTTGAATCAGGATCTACTACGCTAGTAGCTGGTACTGCTACCTATACATTAGATCCAGATACTATAGATTTACTAGAACATCATCTTAGAACAGATGATGGAGACTCTTCATCACAGAGCGATACAGAATTAACAAGAGTATCTTTTTCTACTTATTCTGGAATACCTAATAAATTAGATGAAGGCAGACCTAATGAAATTTTAATTAATAGAAATTCAGGTTCTACTACTTTTACTTTGTATCCAATACCTGATAATTCAGAAAGTTATAAAGTGATATGGTATAGATTAAGGCAAATATACGATGCAGGAACACCTGCTAGTAATACTATAGATATACCTAAACTATTTCTTCCTTGTTTGGTTTCTGGTCTAGCTTTTTATATTGCACAAAAAAATCCAGAAGCTATGCAAAGAGTGCCTTTCTTAAAGCAACAATATGAAGAACAATGGAAACTTGCAGCAGATGAAAATAGAGTAAAAGCATCTGTTAGGTTTGTTCCGGGCGGATATAACTAATGAGTAATTACGCTAAAGGAAAATATGCATATGGAATATGCGATAGGACTGGTTTTAGATATAAGTTAAATGATTTAAGAAATCAGATTGTAGATCAAAGAAGAAGTGGAATAATGGTTGGTAAAGATGTTATGGATAAAGATCAGCCACAATATCAAATTGGAAGATTACGTATTAATGATCCACAAGCTATAAGACATCCAAGACCACAAACAGATTTAAAAGCTAGTAGAGGTTTATACGCATGGAATCCTATTGGTGGCTGGAACTCTGCTTATGGTTCTTCAAATTTAAACAATATGGTATTAAAAGGTAATATCGGTAAATTAACTATAACAACAAGCTAATGTCATTTACTTACACAACATTAAAATCAGCTATACAAGATTATACAGAAAATACAGAAACAACATTTGTTGATGATTTATCAATAATGATTAAACAGGCAGAACAAAGAATATTAGATTCAGTACAATTACCTGTATTTAGAAAAAATCAAACTGGAACTTTAACTACTTCTAATTCTTATTTAGCAACACCAACTGATTTTCTTTATCCTTATTCTTTAGCTGTATTAAATTCAGATAGTGAATATGTTTATCTTTTGAATAAAGATGTAAACTTTATAAGAGAAGCTTATCCTTCTTCTTCTACTACAGGATTGCCTGTTCATTATTCACAATTTGATAATAGTTTTTTTCTTGTTGGACCAACACCAGATTCAGCTTATACAGTTGAAGTTCATTATTTTTATAGACCACAATCCATTACAGAAACAAGTGATGGAACAAGTTGGCTAGGTACTAATGCTCCTGACTGTTTATTATATGGATCTTTACTTGAAGCATATACCTTTATGAAAGGAGAGCCTGATGTAATTAATTTATACGATAAAAGATATAAAGAGTCTTTACAACAATTAATGATTCAGGGCGATGGCAGAGATAGAAAAGATGCTTATCGTAGTGGTCAAACTAGAATAGAAGGCGTTTAAACATTATGAAAGAACCTATAAAAGAATTAGAAGGAAAATCAATAGCTATTGTAGCTATGGGCAAGAGTCAAATAGATTTTCATTTATCACAAATACATAGCGTATCTTTTGATGAAGTATGGGCAATTAATGCAATGGTGGGTGTTTTACCTAATATAGATAGGGCTTTTATTCTTGATCCAATGAGTCGTTTTTTAGATACAGAAGATGCTGGCTCTATGACTAAGATGATGAGGTTAGTTTTGCCAAGCGCTTATTATCCTATTTATTCTTGTGAATTAGATGGCAGAGTGCCTGCTGTTGAAGAATATCCATTAGAACATCTTGTAAAAGACCTTAGTTGTTCTTATTTTAATAACACAATAGCTTATGCAGTAGCTTTTGCTTTGTGGTCAAAAGTTAGTTCTATTTCTATATTTGGTGTAGACTTTACCTATAAAACAAATATGCACTTTGCTGAATCAGGTAGAGGATGCGTAGAATTTTGGATTTCTAAGTGTATAGATGCTGAAATTGATATAGCAATTGCTCCAAGATCTTCTTTATTAGATACTGATGTAGAAATTCAAGATAAGTTATATGGTTATCATAGATTAAATGATCCAAAGATTACTTATCAGAATGGTGCTGGAATGAAGGTTTGTAATTTTTCAGACATACAAATTGAAGAAAATGGGAAACCTGTGGGTATAATAGGCAGGAAAGATATAGATTTAACAATACCAGAACCAGAGAAATATTGATGCAAACAGAAGAATTTAAAATATCTATAGGTAATTTAGGTGTAAAAACAACACAAAACAGAGGACATAGTGTTGAAGAGATAGCTGAAATGGCTACTAATAGATTGATTTCGGTAGCAGATACTGCTCCGAATGAAATAAAAGCACAAGCACATGCTTTTAAAAATTTGTGCTATAAGGTTATTACGTATTATATGCAAGAGGTAATTAAAAACCATATGTGTACTATATGTAATCAATTAGAATCGCAAGGTCATAAAGATCTTGCTAATATTATTAGGAGACTATAATGGCTATAACACAGGCAATGTGTACTTCTTTTAAGAAAGAACTCTTAGAAGCAAAGCATAATTTTTTACTTTCTGGAGGCAATGATTTTAAATTAGCTCT